ATCAACAGCTCGGCGTCACGACGTTGCCGCCTGTTGAATTCAAAGCGCCGCAACCCGTGAATGTTCAATCATTGCCATCGGTCACGCTCGAAGCTGCACAAGTGGTGAAAGTGGATGAGCAAGTGAGTAGCGGTCTTGTGACTGAAGCCGTGAGCGTGTTCCCGCACAACATTGCACAAAACGCCACACGAAAAGCCATCACGATTAAGGCCGCGAAAGCTAATAGCGCCTCGGTGTTTATTGATGCGTTTGAACTGGAAGCGGGCGAGCGCATGACCATTGAAAGCACGGCCGACATGACCTTAACAGGTACGGCGGGTGACACCGTCACGACTATGGAGATTTAACGCATGGGACAAGTACGAGAGAACCTACCGAACGGCGACCCGCGCAACAAAATTGAATACTTGGCCGATTGCATCGACGACGCCAAGGCCGCGAGTGCAGAGAGTGCAAGCGACGCACCGCAAAACCTATTGGTAAACCCTGAACTATCACATTCCGGTGTTGATTTGGCGATGGGCTCACCGCATCAACTGCGTTGGCTCACCAATGCCTACACCTACAAAGACCAAGCTGCAAACCAAATGCACCTTGGGCGCAGTTTTGGCCGTCCGGCTCCCGTGGGTTGGGGTGTGGAAGTCGTGCCGATTGATGGAGTGAGCGATTATCACAGCGTGGCGTACTCAAGCCTTGGCGGTGATATTGAGAAGTTCAACTACACGGCCAAAGCGTCCTATTTACTGGCGACAGGCTCAAACAGTCGAGTGTTGCATTTCAGTGTGTTCAGTGCGCCTTTTGACCGAGAGCTACGAGCACTCAACGATGAGGGCACGGCATGGGTGCCAGAAAACCAATCGTATAGCTTGTTTTTCCGTGGTGAAAAGAACACCGCCGTGCGTTTTGGTTTGCTTGAGCTCGATGCTAACGGCGATTTCGTCGGGTATGTGGCACAAGCGCAGATCCCCGCCGAAGCAGGATTTAACCAGTTTTCACAAGCGTGGCTGCACGGCATTAAGCTCCAAGCGGGCGGTTTGTACGCTTACTTTGTGGAGTCAGATACCAGTTTGGGCGAGTTCACCTCAAGCCCAGTCAGTGCGGGCGTGTTTTTAAACCCTGATGAACTGGACATCATTCCAGACTTGACGCCAAGCGACACCGCCACACGTCGTTTTCGATTAACGGAGTCGTTTGGCGAATTCAGCAAAGCAGATGTTGAAGCGGGCGTCCACCTCAACGTGAGTAAGTTTTTGATGCCGTTTGGCATGGAAAAGCACCTTATCTTTGCGAGCTTAAAAGGCACGCCAGGATATTACACCGTGCAGAACTTGCCCGCCGAAGTGGTGAAAACCCGTTATGACCAAGTCAGCGTTCGTGGAGCGGTTGCCGATGCAACCACTGTCATCATGGCGTACTACTCGGAATCGCCTGTGCACTTGAATTACTTCAGCTCAGCCAACTATCAAGCGGTGTAACTATGCCGCTATTTATCTTTGTCATCATACTCTTAGGGATGGGAGCTTTTACTATGACAACCTCAACAACTTCAAGCGTTCGCGGGATTCGCATTCATAACCCGCTTAACATTCGCATTGCCTCCAATGCGTGGAAAGGTAAGGTGACACCGTCACGCGATAAGGCTTTTGAAACCTTTAAAGCACCCGAATGGGGCTTTCGTGCGGGAGCGATTTTGCTGCGTAACTATCAGCTACGCCACGAACTGCACACACTGACCGAAATCATTCACCGCTTTGCGCCACCAAACGAAAACCACACGGCTAACTATGCACGCTTTGTCGCGGGTCGCGTTGGCGTCGGTATGGATGAGCGCATTGATTTGGTGAACAACAAGCCGTTGCTGGTCGAAGTGCTTCACGCCATGAGCATCATGGAAGTGGGTCGCCATTACAGCAAACACACGGTACTGAAAGGCGTCAATCTGGTTTAAAACGTCGTTGAAAACGTCATTGATAGCGTCATATGACGTTTGATTATATTAAGGAAAAAGTATGTTTGAACGTTCAACATTAAAAGGATTTGCGTTATTAGGTTCGGTCATTGCTGCGGCAACGGGCTACGGCCATTTATTCAGCGTGGAATTGACCGATACGGGCGTCAATTTTGGTGGTGCGGTTGGCTTGGCAATTCCTGCCGTGATTGGTGCGTATGAAGCGTTACCGGACAAGTGGAAACCAAGCAAAAAAGTAGGGGGCTTGGATGGAGAGCGCCCTAGTTAACGCCTTATCTGGTCTGGGCTTTTCGTCTGAATCGCTTGTGCTGTTTGCTTTGATGGGTATGAACTTGAAATACCAGATTGCTATCAATAAACAGTTAACCCAAGGGCTGCAAGAAGTGCGAGAAAGTGTTTTGGTTCTAACGGCCACGCGCAACAATGAAAGCTAAGGCTTAAACCTTGCGAACTGGTTCGAAGCGTTACTAATGACGATTTACACAGCGAGTAGGGAGCCGATACTTTTGGCGGGTCGATTGACCTCGATAGGCTTCAAATGACGCCACCAAAGCAGAAGCCTAAAAAAGCCGAACCCTTAGCGATGGGGTTCGGCTTTTTTGATGCCATTAACGTTAAACAAAATGCATGTGTGTTATGTTGCATTCAAATAAATAAAGGGCATGAGCTACCCAAAATGAGCAAACAAAAAGAAAATAAGCATGGCTTGAAACGTTATATTCCACAAGATATTAGACAGAAAATTAGAAAAGACGCGGGTTACGGATGTGTCATCTGTGGTTCTATGTTTTGTGACTATGAGCATATTGAGCCAGAATTTAATAATGCACATGAGCACAACCCTGAACATATGACCCTGTTGTGTGGCGGTTGCCATCATCATGTCACTGGGAAAAGGAAATCCAAAAAAACAGTTTGGAAGGCAAAAAGTGATCCTTTTGCTCTAAAGCATGGTTATGTAAGAGAGGGTTTAGAATCCAGCGGGGATGACATTGTCCTGCTAGGAAATAATACAATCGAATTTACTCAAGTTGCCGTTGAAATATATGGTAAACCAATCTTATGGTTTGAATATCCAATGGAGCAAGATGAGCCAGTATTAGTAAATGCCATATTCTCTGATAAGGATGGAAAGAAGATTGCTTTTATCAACCGAAATCAGTTCACGGCCGTAGTTGGAGAAGCGGACATCAAGTCTGAAGGAACTACAATCGAGTTTAGACCAAAACCAAGAGAGATCTCTTTGGTTTTAAATATTGAAGCTGATAAACCTCTATCAATAGAGAGATTGGCAATGTCTGAGAAAGATACGTCAATTCAAATACTTAATGACAAAAAAATGCTGATTAAGCAAGGTGATTCGACCTTGTCTTTGAGTCAATCGACTATTAGCAACTGCGGTGGTGGCTTTGCATTTGGTGGAATACCATCTACACGAAATCTTGCATTAGGAACTATAAAAAGAATAGAGCTCGCTTATAAGGTTGCTAGAAATGGCGCTAACTTTATTGACGTTACTGGCACTAATTTAGGATGGTTGATTGGCAACTTTATACTGAACAAGCAATACGATATTGTTGGCGTTATTGAAGAGCAAAAAGAAACAACATCTGTTTTTGATATTACCGGAGAGTTTCTTGGCTACTTAGTTTCAGACCTGTCGCGCAATTTGCACAGTGCAGAAATGCCCGAGCCTGAATATGAAACTTATGAGCCCATTTGGCTAACTCCCATTTCAGAAGCATGCAAGTTTATACGCAAAACTAAATCTACAGATGTTTCGTTTCGGATGTTTGGAAAGTCTCTTGGTCTGAGAAGGCGAAGAGCACAAAGCGACACTCTAGATGCCACACGACAACACGCACAAGAGCAAATAACAACATCGGAACCAGAAAGGCGAGTTGAGGTAGACGACCCGATTATCCTTGGAGATAAAGTAACAATAAACTTTGAAGGTTTCATTGATGGCGAGCCGTTCGAGGGAGGAAAAGCAGAGAATTTCCCAGTCGAAATTGGTTCGAATAGAATGATAGATGGCTTCGAAAATGGCCTGATTGGCGCGAAGACTGGAGACTCCATTAACTTGAACTTGGTTTTTCCGGAGTCTTATCACGCAGAGAATTTAAAAGGGAAATCTGCAACATTTGTCACCAAAATTATAAAGGTGCAAAGAGTAGCTTAGCGCTTGGCTTTGCTCGGAATCCATTCGGCGGCTTTCATTCGACGGCCGCCACGAAACGGCAACAGATTTTCCTTAGCAGGATAAACCTTGGGATATTCAAAATGTCCGTACATTTCTACAAACTGACGATGTTCGTCACGCCAAAACACAAAACTTTCCAATTCTTTAGGGCTGAACTCACGGCCGGATGGTGTGATTAACACCGCGCGTTTATCATCAACACGAAATCCAGACCAACGAATATCATTAGGCAAATAACCAAGCGATTTGATGAGCAGTAGCTTTTCAGCCATCGGATTGACTGGAACCGTGCCATCTAACCAACGGGTAATCGTCGGTTTAGACACATGAAAATATTCAGCGCCTTGCTTGATGGAGGTAAACTCACGCCAAAAGAGTGTGCGGAATGATTCGTGAAACATGACAACGCTCGCATATTGAATAACTGACTAAAAATATTTTTCTTGTTGTTTTGGGCGTTACCGAACGCAACATTATGTGGCGGTCAGGGTTTTAGTGGTTTTTCGTTGATTGCACAAAACGAACGTCACGAATAGTACAAGTAACTTGCGTTATGGAAATCGACAAAATAAAAAATTACGGCTTGGTTATCAGACACTTATGAAACGCTTAATCAAAGAGTTAGCCTTTGTTAACAAACCACCCTTTAGTGCGCATTATGGGCGCTTATGTTGAATGCGATTGCATATGCGTATCCTATAAAATGTCTCTCTTTTGAGGGACAATTCAATGAAGTATCACGAAATGACTAAAAACTATATTTTTCGTGAATTTGAATGTGGTTTAACCGTCGAAGAAGCTGCCAAACTTTGTTTAAAAACTGTGAGAACGGTCAAAGAATGGGACAAGGGGAAATCCATTCCTCCAGAGTGTAAACGCTTGATGAGGATGAATAAGGGTAGGGAATTGAGCTCTTGTGAAGATTGGGAAAACTTCGTAATGAGGCATGATCGCTTAGAGCTTCCAACTGGTCAGCTAGTTACTGCTCAACAAGTATTGATTGGCGTAGCATTGTTAGAGCTAGGTGCTTCAAATGATATCGAAGTAGCTCACCAAATCCTGAAGTATGCGAGAGTGTTGAAGAACATGGTGTAGTAAAAAGGCTCCGAGTGGAGCCTTATTTTTAATCTAAGAGATAAGTTTGCGAACTAATTGAGCGGTAGCTTTTGAAACGCCTTCTTGATTGATATCTCTATAATAACCGTAATACCAATCAAAAATTAGTGCCGCACTTTTTCTGCTATTATAAAGAACGTCTTGTATTAACCGAACGTCTCGTTTTGTTATCTCGTCCTCTAACTTATCTTGTATAAGTGTTTTTAGTATTCGCTTCTCTTGAACGGTATCCTTGTTCTCTGCATAGGAAGAGTAGGCGTAACTTACAGCTGGCCAACTTGGAATCAAAAGAAAGAGCAAATATTGTTTTAGATCTAAGCCCAAATTGTAACCGGCAATAAAACAAGACAGAAGTACAAACATGGCACATCCCCCAAGCAATTTGGAGAACCCCATTCTTTGATCGGAATCCCACGACAGGTTTTCTCGTTGACAAAGAAAGTTGATCTTGTTTTCATCGGTCACATCCGAAATATTAGGAGTATACCAGTTGTGAAATGAGCTAAGATTATTATGCCTTTTCAAATATTTTTTATATGCCTTATTTATCAGTTCTAAGTCGGGCTTGTCGCCAGCAACAATATTGTTCCACTCCAATTTATAAGTTAAGCAATCGAAATATTCTTGTATTTTAGCTGCATTTTCCCTCTTGCTCTTTATGTATCGCTTAACAAAAAAGAGTTCGATTAACGCTAGTATGAAAGTATAAAGCGTAATGTAATCACTCAAACCTTCAATAGGCGTCAAGCCAAACAAAGAGTGTTGAGTAAAAGGAACTAGAATCAAGTTCAAGAATAGGACAACAACAACAGATAGCAATAGATAAATGCCTAGAGTAATTTTAGCATCGGTATAGAGTTGCGACTGTGCACATAGTGACTCAATAGCTTCCTGTGAGTTTTGCCTATCATTAAATGTTGTCATTGACTAAGCCTCATAATCTGGGAAATCGGAACCAAGGATTCTCTTCCATAAGCTGAATGCGTAAGCTGTATTAGCGTTCTCATTTTGTATTGCTTCCGCGCCAAGCTCACAGTGCGAATGTGCTTTGCCACTGATCGAATCTCTTTGTTCTTGGCTTAGAGTATTAATGTCCCAAAGCAGACCTTTTTGGTCTACGACTCTATAGTAAACAGCACTTGAGATGTATTGCAAAACTTTAGGTAGCTCAAGGTCGGGCCACTTACCTGCAGAGTTGTTCTCGTAATAGTTTAAGACTAAGTTTTCAAGTAAGTATGATGGTGCATTGACCATACTTCCTCTATTATTCCAGTACTTGACGAGACGGATGATTGAAAGGACATTTCCATCGTTCGCCTGATTAACACTACTTGAATAAAGTTGATCTCTTGCTGGATCAGTTTTCATCCAGTTTCCACTACCATCAGGCATTATGTAATATTGGCGTCCATCACTTTCTGGTGTGGTATGGAAGCAAGGTACAATATCGAAGTTCCAATCATAACTACTAAGCTTCATTGTCATAGCCTGACCATCACGCTTAATGTCAGCTTGGTCGTATTGCGGTATTTGGTTTAAGTATGATTTAACACGGTTCAAAACTTTAATTGAACTCACATACTCAGAAGTATCGCTGCATAGTTGATTAAAAGGATACGCCCCTTCGGGTGCGGTCATGTA